TTATGATCAACTCGTTTACCTTTATGGTGATGATAACATCTTTTCTGTTGACGATGAATTTTCGTTGATATGCGATCAGGACTTTTTGGCCGAGCATTTGGGCCATTATGGTTTAAAGTTGAAATTCTTTTTTGGCGGTTATGATGCAGATTTATGCACTTTATCGTTTTTAGGAGCTACTTTTAAAATGATTGGGACCACGTGGTATCCAAAGTATGACGTTTGTCGTCTTGCCACCACTATGGTTTATGAAAAAGATAAGTTATCATTAGCGCAACACATTGGAAAAGCTTTTACGCTTACAGTGATGTCTCGTCCATCTGATGAGTTTCCTGTGTTTTTGGCTGCATATAAGAGTTTGATTACAGATAAATTGATTCTTCATGAGAAAGATGATCCGACAGTTAAGGCTTACTCCTTTGTTGGGGTTCCTGAGATACATCAAATTGATGCTTTCTATACTGGATCGGAGGCTAGCTCGTTATCTAACCTGGTGTTTCCTTTTTCACCGGGTGACGAGCTGGACTTTTAGTGTTGAGTCAATGAGACACACATTCTTTTAAGGTAGGGTACCTAATAAACACCCCGTGTTTAAAAGATTTGTGCATGTCTCATACTGTGGGAACTGCACCTTCTCGAAAAGCTACCTCGTATTTAGAGGCTCTGGTGCAAACAAAAGCTATCTCTCCTAAGGGGAAGGAGTGGTTAGTTGCGGCGATAGACCCCTTTCACGACACGGACATTTGTTGTTCAGGTTATCCTGACATGAATAACAGTGCTTCTGTTGTCCAATTGGTTAAACAAACTATGACAATTTCTTGTCCAGCTGCTGTTACAGCTGGGACTTGGGATTGTAACATTTTTTGTCCTCCCTGGCCTACAAGTCAACCGATGGCGGGATCGATTATTGGTGATAACATCATTAGTCAAGGTGTCGCTCCTATTTGCTTTATGGGTGGAGTTACTGCTCTCACAGCCCAATCCGGTGTATCCACCGGCCCATTTAATGGAGCAATAGTTAATGCAGCTGTCATGAATATGATAAACTGCACATCGCTTGGCGTCCCGTACACTTACTTTCAAGGTGGTGCTCGTGTGATTGCCCAAGGTTTTGAAGTAGTTAATACCACTTCTGCTCTTAACCAGCAAGGTCAGGTGATTTCCTATCGCCAACCTCAATCCTTTACCAATGGTACAAATTATGCAATTGCTGATCCTGGCTTTGCAACTTTAATTGGTTCAGGAACATATCGAAATTGCCAAATATGGCCTGGAACGCCCGCTTTAGCAATGCTATTACCTGGTTCACGCCAGTGGCATTCTAAGGAGGGGATATATACCGTGTCAACGCTTAACAATACTAATATGCCCTGTTTGGGCCTGGATTGGACGAATCCAATAATCCAGAATGATGATGTTGATAATGCTGTTGATACTATCTGCATTGTACCGCAGATAGTTGGCGTTGGGTTAGCGGCTATACTTGAGTCGCCCGCGCTTATGCCATTGAGCAATTTTAATATGAATGGAGCTTATTTTACGGGTTTAAGTTTACAAACTACTCTTCAAATAACTTATAATTGTTATGTGGAGAGGTTCCCTGGCTCGCAAGAAACTGATCTTGTTGTGTTGGCTCAACCTAGCCCACAATATGATCCACTTGCTTTAGAATTATACTCCCAAGCTCTACATGACATGCCTCCTGGCGTCATGGTTAAAGAGAATGGATTGGGTGATTGGTTTATGGATGTTATTAATAAAGTGTCTGGATTTCTTAGTCCGATACTAGCAACAAATTCTAATCCAATTGCTAAAGGTGTTGGCGCGCTTTTGCCTGCCGTTGCCTCGAGTATGTCTTCATTCATTGCTCCCCCAAACACAAAAGCACCTAAACAGCGCAAACGTAGACAAGATGTGGTGCGAGAGGTTGTTGTTCAAAATCGACCTCCTCCCCCAGTGCGGCGAACTTTGCCGCTCTCTGCGATTCAAGCGCGTGCTGCTTCTAATCGTCCCCCTTCTCAACGCCAGGCTGGTCGTCGTCGTAGACGTCGTCGGGCTGATGGAGAAAGGTTGAGGCGTTTTTAGCTTTGTGTAAAATCTTCGCCAACGAGTGGAGTCGTCTTTTTGAGACGTTAATCTCGAAATTTAAAAATCTACACACTTACTCCGGTGGTGTGTAAAAAACACTTTAAAATGAAAGTGCTATTACGGTATTGTAAGATTTATACCTTCGTAGTAATACAGAAGGCTTTAACCTGATAGTTTAAGAAAAGTTTAATAAATTTTAATCTTCCACGTCCGCGGGTGTGTGCCCCGGTGGTTT